ACGCCGCACTTGTGGATGAGGTCTAGGTAGAAGAATTCTCGTTCTACCGGATCGCTCGGAATTCTCATGGTGTTAGTGCCAAGTTCTCATGGTCAGCAATGTAACTTGCGGCTTTAGGTCCCGTGAGGTTACCAGTATCTTTCGGGTTTACGCCAACAGATTCTCCACGAACCGACTGCGCGACTTTCCCGGCAAGTGCTGCCTGCATATTGATGTTCTGAAAGTTTCCACCCCAGATGGCCGCATCCCCTGGGCGAGCCTCTTTGACTTCTGGCTCTTCAGGAATCTGATGCTGATGATAACCGGCTTGGGTGTCACCAGAGCGGGTGGACTTGATGTCTGACATCTTGAAGTCTTGGGCAAGACCTTTGAGTTGACGGTCAGCCTGTTTGGTTTTGTCTGATTTAAGTGCAACTGGTTTTAGGAAAACCATGTTGAGTTCTGCTGTGCAGAATTTAATAGGGCACTCTGCTTCATAAGATTCGAAGAGGCCGTGTGACGCGCAAAGATAGTCGTGGAGTACGCTCATAATTCGTCCAAGGTAGGATAAGAGTAATCGTGACGATTACGGGGGCCGATAGATAATTTGAATCCGTCAGGGGACTTGACGATCCCCATGTGCGAGAAGATAGCAGGTTCTGCAACCTTGCGATAGTCAACGTATTGGGTCTTGTCTGCGCGTCGCATGATCCTGACCCGACCTTCCCGCCACGCTTTGTAAGCGGATGAGACCCGACGTTGTGTGGTCTCACTCATGGGTGCGTTCTCGTAGATGAAAACGTCTGCCAGGAATTCCCTGGAGATTCCGCAGAGGTCAGCAAACTTCTGAAGAGAGATACCGCGCTCCTTATCTTTGAGGAGTCGACCAACCAAGATCTTGAGTTCTTGTTTAGGAATGACGGTATTCAAACCTGTAGCCCTTGTCTTGCAAAAACATCAGGAAGTCTAATTCACCAAATACGTTATCACATTCTTCTACTGTGCTTCTGATTGCAATGGATTTGTGGCCGATTAATTTTCTACTGGGTGCGTGATGACCGACCAGCCGCTCTAGGTCGATGCCATCGTGTAGTCCTGGACCCATGTACTCAATCGAGAAGTGCATGGCAATTTTCAAAGGTGCAAACCGCACACCGACAGATTCCAGTTGAGGACGCAGCAAACCTGAAAGCTGGACATCTTCGTTGATAAACGGCTGCTGGTTGTACAACTTGTGAACGATGCCATGCTTGGACGGGGCTTCCAAGAACTTGCGGCTACGCAGGGAGAACCCGCCGTTCTGCACAACGATGGGGTCTTTCACATGAACCCACGAGAAGTGGAACATGGCTTGGTCACCAGAGATTCCCATGTGAGTAGGTGCGCCCACATAGTCGTACTCGTAGTACTCACCCGTGAAATTCTCACCGTTTATGACCCAGCCATCGTCTTGTACTACTAAGCAGTACTCAGTATCGATGTAATGCTGGAGGCAGTACATACAAAACATCGAGTATTGGAAGTAATCCAGCGGTGCTGTTTGTTTCCAAGCGATATGGTCTGGCAAGGAAGGAGGTCTTTCAAGAGAGATCAACAAACCCCGGCTTCCGGGCAACTGGGAAAGACTCTCAACAAGACTTGGGATAGATGCCGTGCCATCTGTGTGGCCGTGGATAGATACGATTGTGAGATCAGTGTGTAGAGCCACCGTACATCCCGATTTTCTTGAGGTAGTTGGATACGTTACGTCCAGCAGCAATTTGCTCTGGCGTTTGGTTCTCTTGGGCATGAGAGATTTCTTTTGTCAATCTCATGGCAATTAATCGGGGTTGAACCTGCTCGGCATATGCAACAGCCGCGAGCGCACTGGCAATAACTCTATCATCTTTGCCGCGCCCAGGCGCACCGATAAACCCGCCCTCACGGACAATGCCCTTCATCTCGTCTAGCAAGTCCATAGATTTGATGTCCATCAACCCACGCTCAAAGTAATCCTTCATGTAGGTCAACATCCGTTCCTTGGTCTGACTCGTAGTCAGGAAGCCAATAGAGTTGGAGAGACCAGACATGGTGTCGTTACGACGCCAGATGTAGTTTTGCATGGAACCCAGCACATCCATGATGCCGTGACCGGCAGTGCCTTGGGCGGCAGCAAGACGTTTGAGGTTACGCATCTCGTTGATCACTGCCTGACCGGGACCGTTGACTTCCAAGTTCAAGGTTGAGTTCTTGTACGCACCGGCAAGGTGAGCGATCACCCACGCAAACTGGTAGGTGTTCATCTCACTGGTCGCAAACTCTGCAACCTGCTCCATGCCATTCGCATAGACGCGGAATACTTGGATAGAGAATCGGTCTGCCCAATCGGATGACCCATAAGCTGGATCAGCACCAATGACGTAGTAAGCAGTGTCAATAGGCTGTTCCCAGATCTTCAGAGTCCCCAACTTCTCAGTTGACTTCAAGACATCTGTGTCTTGGAACATTGCCCCGAAAGCATAGCGGAAACATTCCGGGTGAAGCGTCCTAGATTTCTTGGCAGCGTCAGTACACCGGGAGTTTGAGAAGAAGCTCGTACCAGTCATCACGAATGCGTAGTCTTCCGTAGGAGGAAACTCTTGGTACATCAACGCATCGTCCTTGATCCCCTCGTGCAGCTTCCACCTCCACCACGCCATCTGCCTGCTGTTGATCTCCACCCCGTATAACTTCTTGATGTCCTTCACCCACTCTTTCTCTTCCCCAGTTAACTTGCCATCCCAATAAACCTTATAAACATCCGTATCCGCTTCTACAGAATAAAGTTCATTTCTCCACCAACCACAGAATATAGCCCTCTGAGTTCTAGCTTTCTTGGCAGTCACATACATATCGTGGAACATATTAAACCCACGAGCAGTACTCTCAAATAAATACAACCGCTGAGGATTGGTCTCTGCAAGAGAAGCCAAGAGAGACGCTAGGCCCTCCTCATCTCCCCAACTGGATGTCTCAGTACCATGCAGGTACGTTATCGCCTTACCGCGCCCCAGAGACCCCTTAGAACGCAATCCAGCCACCTGATAAAACAACCGACTGCGGTTCTTCAACGAGATGTGGTTTCTGTTGTGAGCAATAACAGGTACTTTATATTCTCTAGGTAACCCATCTATATACATAGACAAGGTACTTCGGAACATATCCCTGTTCTCTTCCGTATCTGTCGTTAATGTACCCTGTAATCCAGGATGTACAAAATGCCAGTAAAGATCTAATGCCAAAGAGATAGTAGTTATCCCTAACTGTCTACCCTTTAATATCACAAAGAAATGAATATCATCCTGTAGACCCTTAGCTATCTCATCCATAATATATGTCTGAGTACCTAATAACCTATCCATCTTCCTGAGACCATGTTCCTTAGTCTCAATCTTTAACTCACTACAGAATTTATAGAATTGCGCTAGATTAAACATTACGCTGCTTCCCAAAGCAATTTCTGTCCACGCAGAAGTTCGTCAGTATCAATCCGTGGCCTGCTCTTGCAGTTCCAGTTGCCACCTCCTCTCTCCCCAACGCAAGTCCAACCAGACGCCTTCAGGCTGGCCCCACCTTCGTCTGGCAAGGTGTAGGTGATCAACCTTCTGTACCCCAAAGCCTTGGCTGCTCTCCAGGCTGCACCATACAGCATAGAACAAGCATTCTTGGTTCCATCTGTACAACAACGATTCACTTCTAAAACCCAACCATTATCTAACATTCTAGATACTGGTCTACCAACTATTGCTACACCTACAACTTTATCTTCTTCACTTACTGCAATAGAAAACTTATGCCCAACTACAGGCTTATGATGCCTGTGATGTATTTGAACAAAAGCATTAGCCTCCTCTAAAGATATTGGAGTGATGGATAACATAGGATGACATGAATTTTTCTTGGGGGGGAGAACCGTTGGGTGCACGCACACACGGGGGTCAAGACCCACCACCTCGGGCCACGGGATGCGCGGATGGTAGCACGGTGTCGGGTGGTGTGCCCCATCCCAGGCCGGTACAGGGTGCGAGCGTAGGCATGGAGCGGCAGCTAGTGCGAGCGTAGAGCGGGAAGGGTGGAGGGTGGTAGTGCCCCATCGGTAGAACGGGAAAGGTGGACCTAACCCTTTCGTGTCCCTGTAGTGTGTGCTAGTAGAACCTATAGGACACTCACTACTGTATCTATAGATATATAGGGGACACTGTACAGGTAGGTACAGGTAGCTACCGGTAGTACAGTAGTACTGTACATCCATACATTAGGGAAACTACCTATAAAAAAAAAGAAAAAAAAGAACACAGACAACATAATCTGTGAGATTATCTGTCTACCGGATCACACAGATCACGGTTTATCAAAATCATATATAGAGAGGTGCACAGTGAACGGTTACGAAAAGATCACAGAGTCGATCATTGCTGAACTTGAGAACGGGGCAGCGCCGTGGGTGAAGCCTTGGAAGGCTGACAGCACGGCAGAAAAGAACATCGTATCTGGCAAGGCCTATCAGGGCATCAACCGGCTAGTGCTTGGCATGGGTTCGATGATGCCTGGATATACACCTTATTGGGCGAGCTACAAACAATGGTCAGAGCGTGGTGCTCAAGTTCGCAAAGGTGAAAAGGGGACTCAGATTGTGTTCTTTTCGCCGGTTACAAAAGAGCAGGCAAATGCGGCGGGAGAGTTGGAAGAAAAGCAGTTCGCAGTGTTGCGTCTCTACACTGTTTTCAATTCTGCTCAGTGTGAAGGGGCAGATGTTCCGGTAGCTACTGTATCTGGCTCGTTTGATCCTATCCAAGCAGCAGAGCAACGCATCGTAAAGACGGGGGCAATCATCCGACACGGTGGTGATGCTGCTTTCTACTCTCCTGCTCATGACTCTATCCAGATGCCACACAAGGTATCTTTCGATTCACCGGCTAGCTACTACTGCACGGCATTCCATGAGCTGGGACACTGGACGGGAGCTAAACATCGTCTTGAGCGTGAGTTCGGCGGTAAGTTCGGCAACCCTGCATATGCTTTCGAGGAACTCGTCGCAGAGTTGACGGCAGCGTTTCTGTGTCAGGAGCACGGCATAGCAGGCGAGTTGCGCCACGCTGGTTACATCGGAAGTTGGCTCAAAGCCTGCCGTGATGATGCAAAGGCGATCTTTAAAGCGGCGGCACTAGCTCAGAAAGCAGCAGATTACATCTTGAGTCTTGACGCTGAACTAGCTATCGCAGCATAATGTGTTGACAGGGGGATAGCTTCCCCCTAATATTCTCTCACTCACTTATCTTATCGGAGCATTATCATGTCACAGTACAACGTCTGGGTTGATGGTCAACATATGAAAACCACCATCATCGCCGACAGTATAGATGCCGCACTCGACATTTTCTGTGCGAGACACGGATTCGTTGATCACGCGGACTACTGCCAGGAAAAAAACCTATCAGAGTCCAACATCAACATTGAAGAATACAACTGCGCGAAGTCTTGGCCGTGGTGAACCCAACCGCCCAGGACATTCTCGACCTACTGCTCGACGGAGACCCCGTCGTGTGGCACATCAGTCGCGAGGGTGACGACATTCGTGTAGTTGCCACAATGCCTGACGGAACATCGAGACCCATAGCAGTCCCCATATCAGCCCCCACAAGCGATCAAGACCAGTCCGTGTAGGGTAGCCCCAACCGGACATCATTCGGCCCGTACAGGGCCATTCACAGCCCCCTAGGGGTATTTCAATCGGAGAGTGTATGTACTACGAAGAAATCCAAGCAAAGATCGAGGAGCTGAAAGCCCAGGCCGAGATCGTCAAGCGTGAAGAGAAAGAGCAGGCAATCGGTATGGCTCGCACAATGATCTCGGCTTACGGGATAACGGCCAAGGACTTGGGGCTAGACAAAGCCCCCAAGGTCAAGACCGGTCCCAAACCTGGGAACAAGGTAGCGGCCAAGTACAGAGACCCCCAGTCGGGTGCAACATGGTCCGGTAGGGGTAAAACCCCACGCTGGATAAATGGTGCTGATCGTAGTCAGTACGCTATCTAATCTTACCGGGGGGTTGTGAGCCCCCATCTTATCTGGAGTAATCGTGAATAAAAACATTATCTTACAAGTTCTCTTGGTTTGTATGTTTTCACTGGGTATCGTTGGTGCAGCTATAGATGATCGACACCTGTGCGCTTTCGGACTAGTTGCTGCTTTCGGGTGCGCCATTCTCCTGATGTCGAGGGACGACGAATGAAAGGACAGTGGATTATTAAGGAGGTTTATTTCGAGGATGGTTTCCCCAAGATCATCCGAGATATAGAACGAGAGATCCCCGATGACAGAGAACTAATGGATAAGGCCTGGGATTACTTGGCGGCCTATACCGTGGGGGAGCGACCTAACGCTTCAGAAGTTAACGATTTGATCTTTGCCTTAGAAAGTAGGCTGGCGCAACCAGACACCCCCGAAGTCATCCCCCGTCTTACCCCCGATGTGGCCGATCATCACCCATCAATAACTTACAAAATGTCACCATCTACGTTTACCGTATACAAATCAAATAAGGAAAAACATGACTAAGGACGATATTGCTCGCATTGCAGAAGAAGTGTACGGACCAACAAAGTTCGATGATGCTGCATTCTTTCATCTATTAGAGTTTGCAGTAAGGATTCAGCTTAGAGTGCGTGAAGAGTGCGCCCAGGAGTGTGAAGACCCCCAGATGATCAAGGGCGGTGAAGTGTTTGCAGCAAGAATCAGATATGGGAAATAATCATGAATGACTTTCAGTTAATGCAGATCTGGAGGGGGATAAAATTCCCCCAGAAAGAAGTCGAGCAGAGGGTTTTGGAATTCGGTTATAAGGTGATGCACGAGTCATCCGATCACTACTACCAGCTCGGCAGGCAGGAAGCATTCCACGCGATGAAGCCGGTACTATTGAAAGCATTGAGTGCCCTAGACTCTGCTCACTACATTCTGATGATCCAGCCCGTCACACCACGGGAAGAAGCAGTAGCAGTAGATGATGCTATCAAGCACCTGAACTCTATCCTGGAGGTTCTATGACCCCTGATTGCTTCCCCAGCAGACTGGAATTCTTGGACTGGGTTCACACTGCCCGGATGCACCCACCAGCTCCAGGCCACGAGTACTGCGAAGACTGTACGTTTGAGTATCAGTCAGAGATGATCAGGCAAGGTAGATGCCAGTATCCTGGGACTACGTTCAAGCAATGGGGAGAAGGTCGAGATCTCGCCATTGTCGGACGCAGACCCCACCATGTTGTCAGCAAGATGAAGCAGATTGCAATTTATGGTGTAGGATAGAGTTTGTTCAGTGCTGTCTCCTCTCTGCCATCTCGGCAGTTCTACCCAGTCCTTGTACTGGGTTTTTTTTTGTGTTAGGGTTTACCCTGTTGTGGTCGTACGCAACTGAAAGACTCCTTACTCATGCGTCGCCTCTATACGAGGGTACGACCGGCGCAGCAGTAAGGGGTTTTTTTTTGTGTTAGGGTTTACCCTGTTGTGGTCGTACGCAACTGAAAGACTCCTTACTCATGCGTCGCCTCTATACGAGGGTACGACCGGCGCAGCAGTAAGGGGTTTTTTTTTGCAGACCAGGACCGCACTCCTCGCGCAGAAGTGGGCTTAGATGGGCCGCAGGGAAGAAAACATCGGCCAGGGAGTACCACCCCCTGCGAGCCGCGCAGCGTTCCAGAGCGACTGCACAAGTGTCGAACCTCCTGGGTGGTCTCAGGCTCGGCATGATTGAATCTGGCGTCAAGCGAGCACTGACAGGAATCCCAAGAGTGACCCTGCGGGTGGGGTGGTTGCATTACCACCTTGGAGATTCTTTTGTCTGAAACATCAGATGGGAGAACAGACAGTTGACAGACTGTTTTATCTATGATCTAGTGTTGTCTCTCGTTAATCTTATCTATAGGTGATCTTATGAAACTGTGTATTCACTGCAAACATCTCCTGCCCCGCGATGGGGACCCAGACTACGCACTAGCTAAGTGCGCTGCATTCTTCAACATTCACCCAGTTTCTGGCGCGAAGCTCTACTCCTACGCCTATAACCAGCGGATGTTCCTTCTCACTCCTGGTGAGGGAAAGTGTGGAGAAGCGGCTGTTTTCTTTGAACCAGCAGAGGTACACAACGATGAGTGACTTCAGCCCAGAGATCAGGAACTCCGCGTGGTGGTCAGGCGATAGCCGTATGGCCGCTAATGGCCGTGCTGCTGAAGCCATTCTTATCAAGCAAGGCAGGGTAATCCCTGAAGACATCTCCGATAAGGAGAACGTCAAGATGGGCCATGTGATGCAACCAGTCATTGGCAGGCTGGTGCAGGACCGTCTGAAGGTTGAACTCAAGGACGCTGACTATGCGATGTCACATCCGAAAGAACCGTGGCTACGTTCTCACTTCGACTTCATTGCTGCTGATGGTTCTTTCCTAGTTGAGGCCAAGAACTACAACGGATCACAAAGAAAGAAGTTTGATGAGTCTGGGATCATGCCTGATGCCGACAGAGTGCAGTGCATCCACGAGGCTACCGTTCACGGTATCAGCAAGGTCTATCTGGCTGTCTTGTTGGGAGGACAGGAGCTACAAGTAATCCCAGTTGATGTCACTCCTGACATGATGCTCGACCACGTTAAGTGGTGTGCTAAGTGGTGGGGCTATGTGGCATCTAAGACAGAACCTGAACCTGAGACTATCGAGCAAGCAAGGTTGCTGTTCCCAACTTCAGAGGCTTCTGTAGCAACTGCTAATGCCGAACTTGAATCTATCCTTGCTAGGCTTTCTAGCCTCACAGAACAGCGCAAGAGCCTCGAAGATGCAGAGGAGCAGCACAAGTTAGCAGTGATGCGTTTCATGCGTGACAGGGACGTTCTAACGTCTGTTGATGGTAGTGTTCTGGCAACTTGGAAGTCTGCTAAAGGCAGCAGGAAGTTTGATGCCACTGCTTTCAAGGAAGCCTATCCTCAGATGTACGATCAGTTTGTCCGGGAGGTTCCCGGATCTAGAAGTTTCCTTATCAAATGAATGAAGAGTCGGTCAATGACGATGATGTGTGGCACTTGTACAGAGCACTTGCGATGGCCGCATTTATCATCAAACGAGAGAATCCCTATCATCACCAGTCTAAGCAGATGATTAAGGATTCAGCTTCAGAATATGCCAATCTTATGTTAGAGGGACTTGAACATGAGCCAGTTAATCACCGTTGATCAAATCCAGACGATGGCTAATGCTGTCGTTAAATCACAACTATTTGGGATGAAAACCGTGGAGCAGGCAACTGCTCTGATGCTGATCGCCCAAGCTGAAGGCTATCACCCTGCTCTCGCAGCGCGTGACTATCACATCATCCAAGGTCGACCAACCTTGAAAGCAGAAACCATGATGGCAAGGTTTCAGCAGCAGGGTGGGAAGGTTGACTGGAAGACCTTAACGGACGAGGAAGTTACTGCCACCTTCTCGCATCCATCCGGTGGATCTGCGACGATCACCTGGACGTTTGAGCAGGCAAGGAAGGCAGGACTGACCGGCAAGGACAACTGGAAGAACTATCCTCGTGCGATGCTACGTGCACGGGTTGTCTCAGAAGGTATCCGTACAGTCTTCCCAGGCGTTGTGCTGGGCGTCTACACGCCTGAGGAAGTGCAGGACATACCTACACAACCAAAGAGCCGTGACATGGGTACGGTGGACGTTGTAGAGGCCGTGGAAGAGGAGAAGATAGAACATCCCTTTTCGCTCTTTCTCGCAGACGGAAGTGTCTACAAAGGCTACCCGGATTTCCCCGAGTACATGGAGGGCATTAGGTCTATGGTTGCGAAGATAACCAATAGCACCAAATTTACCGAGGAAGAGAAGAAGCAGAAGATCACCAGTCTGCTTACGGCCAACAGCAAGCAGATAGATTCCCTGCCTGCTCTGTCTAAGGTTCAACTCAAAGCCGCTCTTATCGGGGAGGGATCGAACCTCCCAAACGCAATAAGGGAACCGTCCGACCCGGAGACATCGGAGGAACTGTAAGCGGATTTCATCGTATAGGTCATATCAACATCAGAGGTTTTAATGAGTTACGACAAAAAAGAATATCCGGTGACCCCCGGCAAAACAATTCTTTTCTCGAAAGATCCCTCCCAAAAGAAGAACCCTAATCAACCAGACTGGGATGGTGATTTAGTTCTCACCAGATCGTATACCGAGGGTCAAACCCTCAAGCTATCTATCTGGAAATCTATGGCTAAGAACGGGAAAGAGTACTTCACCGTCAAAGAAAACACCTACTTCAAAGACAAGGAGCTTACCGATAACGCTCCCAAGGAAGTTCCCGCTCAGTACAAGCCTTATGGCGGGACTTTCAAGAAGTCATCTATAGACGATGACTCTGACGTACCTTTTAATTAGAACTGGTCTATAATGGTCGTACCACCAGCACAGAGGTACGGCATGATCAGTTCTAAAGAGTGTTTCAAGTGCGAGACCGTCAAGCCATTGGAAGAGTTTTACAAACACAAGATGATGGCTGACGGTCATCTCAACAAATGCAAAGCCTGCACCAAGTCAGATGTTGCGAAACATCGAGTAGAAAACATCGAAAGGATTCGGGAATATGACAAAGAGCGAGCCAAAAGACCCGAGAGAAAAGCTGTCAATATCACTATCAATCGAGCCTGGAGATCCGAAGATCTTAGACGCCAAAGAGCGCACAGCATGGTTTCACGAGCAATTAAAAAAGCATTGCTTGTACGCGCCCCATGCTGTCGCTGCGGTTCTGAACGATCTCTCGCTCACCATGAAGACTATGACAGACCACTCGATGTCATGTGGCTCTGCCAGCCCTGCCATAAACAGCGGCACAAAGAGCTAAAAGAAGAGTTCTGATGACTCCTACCCAGAGGTCTTTAGAGTACCTGCGTGAGCAAGGCTATCTCTGCGCCATAGTCGAGAAGTGGAATCCACACGCTCGGATACGGCAGGATCTCTGGGGTTGGTGCGATATCTTGGCTATCCGCAAGAACGAGGTTCTGGCAGTCCAGGTCACTGCATCTGGAGTGTCAGACCGTATCAAGAAGATCACTGCATCTGAGACTGTAGGGCCGGTCAGGGAAGCAGGGATCAGGATAGAAGTACACGGGTGGCGGAAGAACTCCGCTGGTAAATATGTAATGAGGATTGAGGATATATCGTGACTAGTTTATTTGTAGCGACACCCATGTATGGGGGAATGTGCACAGGGTTCTACCTGCAATCAATGCTTGCACTCGTGAGTATTGCCAAGCAGGCAGAAGTAGAAGTCTCCTGCTCTTTCATGTTCAACGAGAGCCTGATTCAGAGAGCCAGGAACGGTCTTGCACACCAGTTCTTGAAGACCAACTGCACTCACCTGATGTTCATTGATGCTGACATCCGGTTCGATGCCAACGACATCTTCTCTATGGTCGCAGCAGACAAAGACATCATTTGCGGGTTGTATCCCAAGAAGGAGATCAACTGGCAGCAGGTAGCACTATCAGCCGCTGCTGGCGTACCCGTAGATCAGCTCAAGAACCACACGGGTGCGATGGTGGTTAACCTAGTAGGCCAGGAAGGGGAAGTGATTGTTCCCCAGAATGAACCGCTGGAGATCGTCAACGGTGGTACTGGGTTCATGCTTATCAAGCGTGACGTATTCGTTGGACTGAAGCCCTTTGTAGCCACCTATCACAACGATGTGCTGGACACGGCAGGTGAGTTCAAACCGGACCTAATGCACGAGTACTTTCCCGTAATGGTGGAGAATTCAAGACTGCTGTCAGAGGACTTTGCGTTTTGCACAATTGCAAGAAAGCAGGGGTATAACATCTATGCCGCACCCTGGGTACGACTTGGGCACTACGGCAGCTACCTTTTCGAAGGTTCCCTAATCCCCGCACCTTAACGGAGTTTGTTATGAAAGATCAGATACTTGACGCAATCGGCGGTTCAGAGCCAGTTGATGCACTCAACGCACTGTTCTCAGTCGCGTTCTTGGTTGCCAAAGCCTCTAACATCAACGAGTTCACCTTGGGAAGCCTCTTCTCCTCCACTATGGACGCCCTCTTCCAAGCGCATGACGACGAGGACGTAGAAGACGACGAGGAAGAGGAAGAGGAAGAAGAAGAAGAGGTCGACGAACAAACGGTCTGAGCCTTATTTCTTAGCCGTTCTGGCAGATCTTCGGAAGGCTGAGGCAGTTGGGTAACCCTTCTGCCCCGGCCTTTTCGCAGGAAGTCCAAGTTTTCTACGCCGGTTGATGTTGTAGTACAGACCTTTACTTGCCATCTCTGATACCTATAACGTCTGGGTTTACATAAGCCACATTACCAGTGATCAGACGATCACCTAGCACCGGCTCTCCCTTCTCTAGCATTACTATCGAGTTTGTAAACTCTAAACGCCTGACCTGATGGTTAGTCTTGGTTTGGGCGTTGACAGCCGCTACAAAGCCCGAGAAGAAGCGTATAGCGTTATTCCCATACCCAGGCATCCACATCGTGTGGAAGTCCTCTACAACGTACAAACCGCCGTTGTTGAGTTTAGGCCACCAGACATTCCAGTTCTCGATGATGTCGTCTGAATGGTGTGACCCATCGTCGATGATGATATCAAATGTGCTATCAATCTGAGTTGTCTTGGAATCACCAACAATGACTTCAATACGCTCATCCTCAAACTTGAGGTCAGCGCACTTGGGGTCTACGTCAATGCCGTAGATCTTCTCGGCATTCCAAAAGTACTGCGCCCACGTTTCTAGTGAGCCACCGTTCTGGACACCGATCTCTAGAATATTGATCTTGCTGTCTTGCAAGTAGAAAAATCTGTCGTCATAAAAGTCTAGATACGATGACCACTTGTCAGAAACTTTACCTATTTTCTGACGATGAATAGTTGCTAACGACATCCCCATCTTCTCCTGGCTGCTTTCCCGCGCTCCCCCGTCCACCCTCTTGAACGGGCACAGAAACTCTTGTGGCGTGGTCCTGACTTGGTAGGGGCTTGCAGGTTCGATCCCGCAGCACGAGCCTTTGCTCTACCCTTGGCAGTCAGTCCAGCACCTCTGCTGGCAGGCAACTTCTCACCCCTGCCAACACTTAAATTTGGAAACTTTCTCACAGCGTACTCACATCAATGAGTGACCCCCGAAAGTCAATGATACCCTCGTCGTGCTTGCTCACCAACTCAGGCCACAACAACTTGTTGTCTTTCATGGTCAACACAGCAAAGCCAGACCGCCAGTTGACAGGACTGTCTTCCAAGTAATCCAAGAACTGGGGACCATCTATCTCTGCCAGCGTCCCGGTGTCTACCCCCCACCTCGTGCCCCTGTAATCCCCAAAGGGCGTGACTTTCAAAGAATGTAGGTGGCCGGTGACGATGCTAGTTCCAGAACTCACGGTGTTGTTG